CTAAAAATCAGCTTTATATAGGTGGTGGAATAGGTGCTAGTCAAAATGCTCTAATCAATCAGGTTAGAGCTGGTGTAATGCTAAAGACAAAGAAAGATCAGCTCTTTGGAGCTAATGTAGGAATATCCACACAAGGAACAGTAGTTTATGGAATTGATAGTTATTGGAAATTAAAAATCAAGAAATGAAAACTAAGTTTGGCTGGAAATACTATTTTGCCCCTACACCTAAGAGACTTAGAGTGTTGGGTGATAGTTTAGCTGCTGCAGGAACATTTGGCGGCACTATAATTGTACTCAATGGACATCCTGTTGCAGGAACTATTGTAATGATTGTTGCTATAGTTGGTAAGTTTATTTCTAACTTTTTTAGTGAAACTCCTGAAGACAATGGCTAGAAAAATCATCCTATCAGCTGGACACGGTGGTGTAGATCCTGGAGCTTCAGGAAATGGCTACATTGAACGTGACTTAGCAATAGAACTCAGAAACTTAATTGTAGCTGAGCTTAAAGCATTGGGAATCAGCGCTTTAGTAGATGATGATAAGAATGCTCTTAAACAAACTCTTTTATGGCTCAGAGGTAAATTCACCACAGGTGATATTCTTTTAGACATACATTGGAACTCTGCTGGTCCAGATGCTAAAGGAACAGAAGTGTTTATTCCTGACCAGTCTTCTAGCTTTGAAAGAACATTAGGACTAGAGCTTCTTAAATGCTTTACAATATTTGGTTTTAAAAGTAGAGGTGTAAGACCTGAATCTCAGAGTGCAAGAAAAACTCTTGGTTGGATGAGACCTGGAGCTGAAAATATTCTTCTTGAAGCATGTTTTCTATCAAATGCTCTAGATATGAAGCTCTATCAATCTAATAAACATGGAATTGCTCGTAAAATAGCTTTAACATTAAATCAATATAGAAAATGAAAAAGGGAGCAGTTGATTCTAGAAAAACAGTTTTTGGTAAAAGAAAAGGTGGAAAAGCTAGAAAAAGCAAGGGTCCAAAGGATAAATCCAAAAGTAAATATATTGGACAAGGAAAATAATATATATTTGCAATATACAAAACATTAAATATGATACCAAATAGACAAATAGGACAGAGTGTTGAAGCTACAAACACATGGTATGTAGCTAAGGCTGTTGAAAGACTTTCTTCAATAGCTTATTCAAATCCTGCAAAAGATACAGCTTATTCAACAGTGGTACAGTCTGCTGGTACAGTGGTGACAGTTCAAGGACTTGTTCCAAAATCACAAAATAATGGTCTTAGAAACTATGTTTCCTCTGTTATATTAAGTACAGATACACTTGGAGCAGCTGGGTTCTTACTTATTTTAGATGGACTTTTGTCTGTATCTTCTATTGCTACAGGTACAGGACTTGTAACCACCACCACTCCTCATGACTTGAAGGTGGGAGACACTGTTATTTATAACACTCTCACTGGAGGTACAGGTCTTACAACAAACACTCTTTATTACGTAACTGACGTTAGTTCTCCAACAACATATAACATCTCTGCTTCTATATTTGGTTCAAATCTTGCACCATCTGTTGCAGCCACAGCTGCTAATAGTTATAGAGTGTTGTTTAGATTAAGGCTTGCAACTACAGCAATTACTACTCCTCAAAGCATTGAGTTCCCTACACCGTTGAGAAGTGCACCTGATGCAAATCTTAACTTTTTAATACCTACATCAACAACTAGTGGTGTTGTATATTTAACAGTGACAGGATTCAGAGGAGCATAAAAGCTCAAATTATAAACCAATAATTACATATATGAAGGATTTTAAGTATGTCTGCGTACAACCAGATGACACGTATTACACATGGCAAGTGCATCTATGGCTTGAAAGCTTAAAGAACAGAGGAGAGAGTGATAAAGCAATTGTGCTTATATTTATTCCTAATTACAGAGAAAAGAATCCAAAATGGCAGCAAGTGATAGACCTCTATCCAGAAGCTGAATTCCATTTCTACAAGGATGAAGATAAGATTAGTTCTTTGTTAGGAATCTATATTCCTGTTCTTAGACCATACACTCTTTGGAGACATTGGAAGGCACATCCAGAATTAGCAAATAAAGCAATATTCTATTGTGATTCAGATGTTCTTTTTATGGAACATTTTGATGTTCAAAAGTTTATAGATGATGATGTGTGCTATTTGTCTGATACATTAAGCTACATAAACGTTGATTATTTTGATAGTAAGGAGAGAGATGTTCTTCCTGAGAAACTAGAAGAATACAAAACTAGAGACGTGCTTGCTGAAATAGCAAGTGTTGTAGGTGTATCTAGAGAACAACTAACAGCAATAAACAGTGATTCTGGAGGGGCTCAATATCTATTAAAGAACATTGATGCTGCTTTCTGGAACAAGGTGATTACAGACTGTATAGTTATTAGAAACTACTTGTTGAAGATAAACAAGGAGTTTTTTGAAAGTGAAGACAGAGGATTTCAAAGTTGGTGTGCAGATATGTGGGCTGTTCTATGGAATCTTGTACTAAGAGAAAAAGAGATTAAGATAGTTCCTGAAATGGGGTTTTCTTGGGCTCCTGATCCAATAGAGAAACTTAAAGACCACCCCATCCTTCATAATGCAGGAGCTGTAGGAACTGAAATGCCAGCAGGTGGAGATCAACCTCCTATCAAAATGTTCTATAAGGGTAAATACCATACAGGACAAGACCCTACGCAAGACCCACATTTAAACGATGTTTTAAACGATGAAAGGTCTAAGAAAATGTGTACAGGATATTACGCACAAAAGTTAAAAGACCTATCTATTAAATATAATCTAACCTATTAATTATTAAAAAATGTCAAACGCTCGTCCTTTAAAAGCTTATGTTCGCTTCGATGGAAGTGGAAGAATTGTAGCTGGAAGCCTTATTCTGAGAAAGAACATGCCCAAGGTAGGTAAGTGGATGGAAATTCAAGGCTATGAATGCTGCAATTATACCACCACCACTACAACAACCACCTAATGAAATCTTTATTTCCAGAGGATATGCTTAGCTCTTCAGGAGGAGAGCTAAGCTTAGATTTAGTTGCATCAAAGCTAACACACTTTGTTGACCAATTGCATCTATTGCATTGGCAGACAACTAGTTATGCAGAACACCAAGCTCTTGGTGGTTTGTATGACAAAGTGTTTGATTTCAAAGATGAGATTGTAGAAAAAATGATGGGGTATTCAGGAAAAAGACCAATGGCTGTAAAGCATGAAATGCTCATTAATTACGCCTCAGGAGTTCCTAATACAGTAGTGGGTAATTTACTTGCATTCTCCACTCAACTACAATCATATGCTTCCTCCAATGGAATGCCTGATATTGAGAACATTGCCCAGTCTCTATCTGGAGAAGCTGCAAAAGCAAAATATTTATTAACTCTGAGTTAATGACAGTAAATAAGAAGTTTTTTCCTGAGGTGATGCCAGATAATGAGGTGATATATTTCAATCATCTTCAGGCAGTTATAGAATCAGTGGATGAACTTTGTGCATTGGAGATAACAAAGAACCCACGTTCCTATCATTTTAGACTAGCTCCATCAGTTCCTATGTATACAGACATGCTTCTGGAGGAGATATTAAAACTACATAACATTTTCCAAATAAAGCTAAGCTTAAGTAAGTCTATAAAAAGTTCAGCAACAATAACATTTGAATTAGATTTTGATATTTGATTTATTTGTTTTACATTTGTTTTTTTAAAACCAAAATTATAATTTATGGCAACGTATGACCCATCAAAAAAGTATACATGGAGTCCTGATGACAAATTTGAAATTACAGGACACGAATTTGGATTAATTCTAAACACGCTTCGCTCTGTTCTTAACACACAAGAAGCCTCTACAATTCTTTTAGCTAGTAGAGCTAATGATGCAATTGAAAATGTTATGGCTAAAGCTGTTGAAGCTGATGTTGTTAAAGAAGCAGAACCATTCAATAATTTATCAGTGGTTAAATAAAACATTAAACATGAAAAAAGCTCAAGCAGGAGGTGTTCTCACTAAGAAAACAAAAGCTCCTATGGTAGATCCTAAAGGTGCATTTACAAAGGTGCAACAACGTACAATAGCTGGTAAGAAGACTGGCTCTAAAAAGAAATAACATCATGGCAGAGAAATGGATACAAAAAGCTACAGCCTCTATTAAGAAAAGAGGAACAGAAGGTAAATGTACGCCTATCACAAAGCCTGGATGCACTGGTAAAGCTAAAGCGTTAGCAAAAACTTTTAAGAAAATAGCTGCTAAAAAGAAATAACAATGGCTACTATTAAGAAACCTACACGTGTTCCTAATGGTCCTCTTATTAAAAAAGATGGTACATCATTAAAGAATGGTGGCACTACACCTGCATGGCAAAGAAAGGAAGGAAAGAATCCTTCTGGAGGACTTAATGCTAAGGGTAGAGCTTCTTATAACAAAGCCAATCCAGGAAAGCCTGGTCTTAAAGCTCCTCAACCTGAGGGTGGTCCTAGAAAGAAATCATTTTGTGCTAGGATGTCAGGTATGAAGAAAAAGCTTACAAGTGCAAAAACTGCTAATGACCCTAACAGCAGAATTAATAAGAGTTTGAGAAAGTGGAAGTGTTAAAAACTTAATATTATGGCAAAACAAATGTTAAAACGTAAAGATGGTTCTACATCACAACGTGGATTGTGGGATAATTTGAGGAGCAAAGCAGCCCAGAATAAAAAAACTGGTGCTAAATCTAAAGCCCCTACAAAAGCTATGTTAACTCAGGAGAGAAAGATTAAAGCTAAAGAAAAATGATATTAGCCATTAGTAATGAAAGTAAACAGAAATACTTCTCCGAGAAGCAAAAAGGAGGAGTTATTTACAAAATTACTAATGATGTTGATGATAAGTTCTACATAGGAAGTACAAATAATCTGATAAAAAGGTATTACACTCACATCCACGACATACGTTCTGGTAAAAATACATGTGTAAAGTTAATCAGAGCAGTGAATAAGCATGGAGAGGATAACTTTAGGTTTGAGATTATTTGTGAGTGTCCTACTGAGGAGATTCTTAAAACAGAACAAGAGTATATTGACAATCTAAAGCCACATTATAATGTAGCCAAGATTGCTGGTAGTAACCTTGGAATAAAGAGAACTGAAGAAGTTAAACTCAAAAAGTCAGTTTCTCAAAAAGAAAACTGGAAAGATGAAACTTATAGGAAC